CTTCATAGGGTATTAGTATGTCGTGGTTGTAAAAGTAGTGGCTCAGAAAGCAAAAATACTACATTTATGAACCGAGATATGAATGCCTGTATGAATATGCTACATATATCCAAAAGTTGGATACAATCAAAAATGCGACCAAAACAATTTTGTAGAACTTCAAACCCTGACTTTTCTTTCGAAGAGGTAAAACGGGGTTCATCAGTTGTTTTTACTTGAAGATAATACTTCAAACCTTATAATATTTTTTTTGCTGACTAAGTCGGCGTTTTAAATGTTAAAAGGTGTAAAAAAATAATTAAAAGTAGTATCATTGGAAATTTTAGAATTGATTGGAGATTATTCACATATTTCAAAAAAGATTTTTGGAAAGAATTTTTATAAATATTACACTGACAGATATTTATACCATTGGAATTTTCAAATGGTGTAAATGTTAAAAGGTGTAATAAAATACAATTTGTTTGGGTGTAAATTTATTATAGTTTTTATGTCTTTTTCTCATTCTTAATTTTCCATTTTTTTTTAATTTTGAATATTAAATTATTGGATATTGTTCTTTTATCAATATTAAACATTTGTTTTGGATTATTTTTTGATTTAGTGTATTATTCATTTTTCCATCAACAATAGATAAATATATTACACAAATAATCATTTTTTTCTATTATAAAAATTGATTATTTAAATAGAATGTACCAACAAAAGTAAAGTACAATGGCGAATTTTAATAAAGTAATAATAAGAATGCGTGAAAAACGCAGTAATGCGACAAGCCCTAAATTAGATATGCATCAACATTTTGCATTTTTTTTTACTGGCCCATATAAGAGGTCAATAAGAATAATTGCAAGAGGGCAAAATAAACTGTTGCCTTCATCCAAGTCAATACATGCAGAGGTTGATGCTGCTAAAAAAATTTCTTCTTTTTTTAAAAATAAATCAATCAATTTATTTGTTGGTAGATGCAATATGAGGATTTCAAAACCATGTAAGCATTGTATTGATTATTTAATGAAAATGAGAAAGGAAGGATATTCTATTAAGTATATTTTTTATTCAGATAATGATGGAGAAATTACACAATGCAAACTATTAGATTTATTTTATGGTCCACAACATTATTCATTGGCAAATAAACAATATTTTGAATAAATAAAATATTAATAAATATTATAATGAATTTAAGTAACTGTCCGCAATTAGTTATATATTTAATTTTAACATCATTAAGTATTATATCATCTTACTTAGTTACAAATCAATATATAAAAGTTAATGATATTCAAACTCATGTAATGGGTAATCTTATTGGTCATATGATCGGGATGATTGTTATATCAGTACTACTATTTTGGCTATGTAAACATAACTACCATACTATTGCATGGCTAATTTTATTATTACCAATTATATTTGTTTTTATGATTTTGGTATTATTAATAACTGCAATAACAAGAGGAAGAAGAAAACATCATCCACCTCATGGACATTGGCGTTAAAGTAAAAAATGAAATATAATATAAATATTAAATAATTTGTTTTATTAAAAGAATGATAAACATTTCAATGAAAGTAACAAAACATGATAATAAAGTATTATCAGAAGAAGACAGACAAATATTAGATAATCTTGAAAAACCAGATCCAATACACCCTCAAATACATTCTCAAAAATACCCTCAAATACATTCTCAAAAATACCCTCAAATAACTGATTATAGTTTTGATTCTTTGCGATATATATTAAAACAAAATAAATCACCAATTAATTATGATACGGATTTTAATTTTGAACAATATGGTAGTAGTTTGTATTTACTAGCTCTTACCCATAAGAAAACAAATTATGAAGCACTTTTTGAACAAAAAGAAATTGAAAAATTGTCTTTTTTTTTTGAAGGGAATCGGCTAGGAAGTTTTAAAGATTTTTTAGATGAAATTGAAAATCACGTTGAAAATATAATATTTGATGATGACTATGTAGACTTCGAAATTAATATTGATTATGGATTTGGATGTGATGAATTCACGATAACATTATTTAATAAAAATGATAAAAGTGAACAAGATATTTCAGTTGCAAATCTATGTTCAAAATATACAATAGCCAAAAATGAACAATTTCATCAAATTACTTTATTTGATGATGACAATTTGGAAGAGGAAAATACTGAACCGCGGTGCGTTATTATTCCGCCTTAAATAATAATTTCCAATGGTGTAAATCAGTAAAGGTTTAAAATAAAATTTCAGAATAATCAATATCTTCTCTCGCCGGCTTAACGCCGGGCTGTGGAAAATTAATTAAAATTCCATATTGCGGAATTATATTGATTTTATTTAATTCTCTATTATATTTATGAAGTTGTGCATATTCTAACTCTTTTGGTTTATTTATAACTGCTTTTAATTCTACAACAATTTCAATATTATTTTCTAATCGTAAATATAAATCTATTCTTTCTTCTCCAATACTATAATGATTTTGATTTTCATCAATATAATTAATAACTACTCTTTTTTCAGTTTCATAATTAATTGATGATAGTCTTAGTTCAATTTCCATTGCTCTGTGATATATAAATTCGGTGTGCCCGGGTCCTAAATTTTTGTAAACTTTTTTTGCAAGTTTGAATATTTTTGTATAAATTATTTGCGATGTATCCATATATTAAAATAAAATATACGTTTTAAATATAATGTTAATTGATGCAACAACAAATTTTAATATTTTTTTACCAAATGGTATCAATTCATCATCAACAGTAAGTGATATATTATTATTGTGTTTTGAAACAACAAATATGGGAAATAAAATTTTGGATTTTTATACAAAAAATTTTAATATTATAAATATAACTAATGGAACAACTGCTGGAAAGTATGGAAATTTTTTTATTACATGGGATTGTTCTGTGCAAGGACAATCAATATCTGGATATCAGCAACATCTTACCTTTATTAGATTATGTTCATTAAATAATATATTTACCAGATTATTAAAAATTTTAATAGATTTTAAAAAATATAATAATAAACATGCAAATTTATTACAAATAAATAAAAAATCAAGATGCTATGGTGTAAGAGGATATATATTTGAAGACAATAAAATGATCGCAACAAGTAATAACATAACAATTGAAAGTTTTGTTGTTTACTATGGTAATAAAGTATTAGGGTAAAAAAATGATTTTTATTTAGATATGAAATAATATAATCATTTAATAAATATGATTATATCAATAGAAGGAAATATTGGTTGCGGAAAAAGCACACAACTTGATTATTTAAAAAATAAATACATAGTAAAACATGAAAATGTAGAAATATGGAAAGCAGAGGGATGGCTGAAAGTATATTATGAGAATCCAAAATATCATGCATTTAGTTTTCAAATGAGAGTGATGCATGATCACATGGATAGAAATTTTTTAGAAAATAAAACAACAATTGTGGAAAGGTCTCCTTATAGTTGTAATTGTATATTTGGAAATTTATTATATGAAGATAAATTATTAACGAAAAGAGAATGGAATTTAATGAATAAATATTATGAATCATTTTCATGGAAACAGGATATTTGTATTTATATTAAAACAACACCGAGCATTTGCTTTGAGCGAATAAAGAAAAGAAATAGAAAAAGCGAAAATTTAATACCATTGGATTATTTACAAAAATTACATATGAAGCATGAACAATATTTAAATTCAGAATATATTAATAATCAGTTCAAAGTTTATATTGTTGATGGTAATTCTGATAATAATAGTGTTAAAGAGCATATTAATAAAATATTGTCAATCTAATGATTTATTTTTTAATAACAAAACCATTATACTAATCATTAATAGCAATAACAATATAAATATTATAAAAGTTATCATTATATAGGGCGAAAGTTTTTCTAAAATATAGCAAATAGTCGTATCAACCAGATAAGTTTTTATGAGTTTTTGGTTTTCATCTTTTTGTAATTCTATCAGAAAATATTCTAAACTTTTTTTTACAATCTTATTTGTAATATCATTAATCATTATTATATTATTTATAAAAAGTTTATTAGTTAAAAACGAAACAATATAATAATAAATAATAATATAATGAATTTAGACAATGTTAAATATGATTCGAAATTATATCTTAGATATGGAAAAAATAAACTTAAAATTAGAACACCTGTTATGAGAATTCCTTTTGGTACAGAAGAGTATTATGGTAAAACAATATTAAAATTAGAATTTACAAATATTAAAAACGATTTAAAAATGCAAGTATTGCACGATGCAATATTAAAATTAGAAGAAAAAAATATACAGGAATTAGGTGTTAGCCCAGACCAATATAAAAGTTGTATTGTTAAATATAAAGATCATGAACCATATATAGTAGTTAAAATTGAAATGAAATATGATAGACCAAATTGTCAAATTGTTAATAATGAGGAATTCGTATTAAAAACTATTTATGAATTTAAAAAAAATGACAGGGCACTGGGTGATATTGTATTTGATAGATTATGGAAATTTAAGGAAAAGGCAGGATGTATCGTTAAATTAACTAAAATAATTTGCGTTTGATGAATTTATAATTTTTATGCGATTGTAGTATAATGGATTTAGAATCAACAAATTGTATCAAAGTAAATGTTGCTGATATTATATATGAAAAACCAGTTAAAGTTGGTTCAAAATTTTTGATTAAACCACATGATGAATTAATTATATCAACAAATTTATTAAACTGTTCAGAAATTAAAATAAGTGAAAACAGATGTTATATTGTGTTTGAGTTGGATAATGAAAAAGATCATGATTTGTATCATTTTTTTGTTGACATGGATGAAAAAAATATATGTGAAATATTTAAAAATTCTTTTACGTGGTTCAGAAAAAAGATACCCTTGGATGTTGTCGAGGATTATTTAAAACCATTTGTAAGATTGCTAAAAGATAAAATTATAATAAAGGTGTTGATTCCATATAAAAATAAAAAAATTAAATTGAAAAACCATGAATTAATTATTGATGGATCAAAAATTGCTCCATATTTTAAATATAAAGGAATAAGTATCGATAGCCAGCAGTTTAGTAGTTCCTGGGAAATGGTTGATTTTGTTACCGACGATGAATATAATCAGCAATATGAAATATTCAATAAAAATGATGAAGAAAATTTAGTATTGTATATTAGCGAAGAACAAGAAACAGAACAAGAAACAGAACAAGAAACAGAACAAGAAACAGAACAAGAAACAGAACAAGATGCAAAACAAAATGTAGAACAAGTAGAAAAAGTAGAAAAAGTAGAAAAAGTAGAAAAAGTAGAAAAAGTAGAAAAAGTAGAAAAAGTAGAAAAAAGTAAAAAGAAAAAAAAAATAAGACGTGTAATTAAAACAAAAAGAGGAAAAAAAATATTAGGTTAAAATTTGGAAAATTTTTTTTATTTGTAGTATATATATAAAATGAATAATATTACAAAAATGTTAGGAGTTGTATTAGCGGTTGTCGCAGTATTGACTGGTCTCCATTATTTAAGCCAACGTGGTGTGATTCCAAATGAGGGGGCATTAACACTTGATAGTGCATCAGATAGTGGTGATGAGAAACTATTAATGAATAATAATTCATCAAATGGTTCTCCTGGCCCTGCTCTTAATACAGATAATGAGAGCCCAGCACCTGTAGATAGTGATTCAAATATTCTTTCTCAAGAAAACCAAGCAAAGGAAGCAACAGAATCTGCATGTTATCCTAAACAACAATTAACACCCAGTGAATTATTACCAACTAATGATGTGAATGATTGGAATAATGCATACCCAGTATCAAGCAGCGGTTCTCTTGAAGGCAAAAATTTTTTACAATCGGGACACCATGTAGGAATTAATACAGTTGGCCAGACATTAAGAAATGCCAACATGCAGTTAAGATCAGAACCACCCAATCCACAAGTATCTGTTTCTCCGTGGCAACAGAGTACTATTGAACCAGATGTTAACAGGCGTCCAATGGAGATTGGTGGGTGTGCATAAATAATATTTTATAAAAGAATTAAATTTTTTTATTAGTATTATATATAATGAATAATACACCATGTTACGATCTTGTAGTAAAATACAGTAGTCAAATAAATGAAAACTTAAATGGATATATTAAAGGATATGAGCAATGGAATTGGTATAATCATAAATGTTATTGTTTTGTTTACAAATTTATTAATTTTGATAACGCAATTTCTGTAGCAGATATAGCGGCAAATCCAAATCATTATTCTGATATTGTCGTAACAAATAAAGTAGTGGTTGATATTTTAAATGCAACATTAAACACACCCAATACTGCTAATTATCATCAATTAAGAGAGATGATTTTACACAGAGATTTATTAACAAAAATTTTAGAATCAATTCCAGAATCATTTGATACAAGACCTAGATTTAAATGTTTTTATTTTAAATTTGTTCATGAATTTAAGAAAGATTATTTATTGATTTCAGGTGCGAATGCGACAATGAGCGAAGAACAATTATGCAATAATTACATTATTTCAAAAGTTAGAACAAATAGTTTTAATTCTCCTCTATAAACTTTAATATTTATTATATATATATATTAAATGAGTTATTCGCCGGACATAATCAATACTTATCAAGTCATAAATGATAGAATGGTTATAAAGCCATGGCACTTGTCGCCGCCACGAAATACTGGCACAGATGATCATGCGGCAATACTGACACCGGAAGAGTTTGCGGCATATTCTGATAAATATATTACATTTATTGTTAAAAATCGAATTAAGATGTGTGTTTTTTTAGTTGGTTCGCCGGGAAATCCAGGATATGGTTATTGTAATCCCAATTATATGGCACCAGATACAACAGTGTATCCTGGGCGCGGTGGAGTTGCGGCAAATACAGATTGGGGAAGATCCGCTGGATATTTGTGGTTTCATTATTGGGAAAATGGAACACCAGACATTGAATATAAATTATTACAGGTTGTCAACCAACCATCAAACACGACAAGTCTTGTCCAAATGTTAGCATCAAATAATACTCATGCTGATAAATTAAGCAATTTATATTCTGCTGTTGGGGCATTTAATTCAAAATCTTTTATACCACTCCAGGCACCGCGTGCGGCAACTTATACACAGGGAAGTGGTGTAATTGGCGCATCATTAACAATCGCATATACTAATGATGGAAAGCAAGGCGTTGTAGCAGACTTACAGGATGATGGTGTGGTTATTACTAAATCTGCATATGTGACAAGTCCAATTGGTATTATGAAGCCATTGTCTGGACATATTCAGCAGGGATGGTCTATCGGATTTTATAAAGCAGGAACTAACCTTGCAGATTATATTAGTTGTGAAATAACAAATATTACATCAACACATATTACAGTTGATTCGCACTCAGCAAGTTTAACTGACTGGTCTCAGATCGATTTCAATAAAGGACATTTAATATTGGTTGCACCAATATTTAAGCCAAATGCATGGTATTATATACCAGCACTTACTCACACAAACACACGTGTAATTGAATCTTCGCCCGGTGTACCAAAAAGTGGTGCTACTTATCAAAATACATTAAAAAATTTACCAAACTCTTATTTAAGTACATTAGAAAAATATACAGTTCCGTCAGATAATCCAAAAGAATTTCCGACATTGAAAAAAGATATGATACGTTACAGGTGGACAGTGCAATCTAAAAAAAATTCAAATTATTATGTCCCATGGATTTCGACATTTTTATTTGAGCGCTTGCCCCCAGAGGTAAAATGCGGAGTTAATCTTACATTAAATCCAAAATATGCATGGGGGCAATACTCAAAATTTACAACGCCATCAATTGCCCTGAATGCGTTTACTGATTTATTAAATACAACATATAGCAAAGGACCAAGAACTGTTGGCGAGGGCACGGACACACAAAATGCAGATTTACCATTAACTGATAAACAAAAATACAATCTTATGATTGCCTCTGCAAGCACAATATTATTAAATGAATCAGGAGAACCAACATCGGCAAATTCATTATCAGATGCGTCATCTGTGTCAATTCTTGATCAAAGATGGTATATTGATACCAATAAAGGGGGAAGTGCATTGTTCAGACTGCCTTATGGCGATCCGAATGGATACCCAATAAAATCTATTGGTGAATCATTGAATTATCCAAATAATATGCAAAGGGGCGACGGCTTAACATCGGTTCATTGCAAAGAATCGGGACAACAATACATGCCTTCAACAAAGAATGTATTGCCATGTGTTCCCATGAATACAACACCCAGTTCCGGACCTATTGTAAATCAATATGCTCAAAAATCAGTAATGGGATCTGTAACAAGTACTACACAGTCATCTTATAATGAAATGGCAAAATATTTTCCTCAGAATTATCCACCATTTTCTTGGAAATCATATTTGGAAGATCACAGTATTACAGTCCAGAGAACGCATTATCCAAAGGATAATTTGAGACAAGCATTTGAACTTATTGCATATATTAATTCTGTTAGTTCAAGATCAATTGTTGAAATTGCAATTGATAAAGAAGATATGGGAAATTATAATGGTTCAGGTAAAAATCCTTATCCATGGCCACCTATTGGAAATGATGTGCATAATCTTGTACCAATAGCAGGAAATCCCGATGGGATATTGAAATTAACATTACACAGTGGTACAAAAACAGAAATGAAAGGATGGAGTAATAATTTACAGGGGGGATATATAGGATATGGGGGTCAACCAGGTTTACTAATTGGCAAAGGCTATATGAAATGGCTATTTGATATGTATATGCCCCAATCATTAAGGGTTAATAACCCATGCTATACGTTACCAGATTCAACAGGTTCAAATGCGCCAGACGGAATTAGCGAAATGATGTATCCAAACTGGGGTAATAATGGTAAATATGGTATAGGATATATTAATTATAACGTAGCGTCATTTGATTTAAATGCTGATCATATTGGAAACGATCAATATGTTTCATCTGACCTATTCGATCAAACCAAACCAGTTAATAAACAAGGGAGTATGTGGCCGCAAAACGATTCACAGGGAGGGGGCCTGCCGTATATGTATAATAAAGATTCTGATTTAAAAAAAAGTCTTAGCACTGATTCATTAACACTCCCTTGGCCACCCGAATTTCAAACACCCGCAACAATGTTAACTTATTTAGATACAAATAATTTTCCTATAATTTATTTTGGAGATTCTGGAAATACTATTCAAATTAAGGCGAGCGCAATTCAACCACAATCAAAAGTATGGCAAAAATATGATTCGGGTATTTATCAGCCATCGGGGTTTATTATAGCATATAGTGAATTATATTGGATAGGCGAATTAAAAAGACTTCCAATAAGTTATGCACCTAATCCAAGTGATATAGACAAAACAAAAAAAAATGCATATTATTACAATCCAGGTACTAATGTACCACCGTCTTATTTTGGTGGTTGTGCATGTGGATTTGATATTAATCCGATAGGTAGTCCGACTGGCGATGGTGAAAAACTACCGTGTCAATTTGGTGCAGCCGCATCAAATAAAACAAATGAGGATATGTTTTCATACTGTCAAAATAATACAAATGGCACTAAGTTTAATTATCCTTGTAGAATGGGTAAAGGTAATCTTTTACAACCATTCCAATGCTCATATACAAATTGTGTTGATACCGGTAATGGGTCAACAACAATATATGCGCAAATTAATAATAAAGACCCAAAAAGTGATTTTAAAAATAAACCAACTAATTTTTTGAATGCAATATTCGATTGTTTTTTTAATCAAAATTTAGGAACTCTTGTATCAGATCCTCCATCTATATATCCAGCATACGGCCAACATGCATATAATTTATCATCAGTTAACCATTGTGTATTTGGAGACACGAACAAAGTTGAACAGTGGCCTCGCGCACTTGCGGCAATATTAACAAGCGGTGACCCGTCGCAAAAAATTTATTACGGTAATAATGCACTACCAACATTTTCATTTGAAAATATTTCAAAAGGAAATCCAGATGTAGATATTTCAAAAATCCCGGCAACTTCTAGTACATGGAATGCGGATGGAACATTTAACTCAACTTTTATTGGAGATATTACATTGTATGATAGATGTGATAAAAACGGAATCGCTCATCAATTTGTTAATCCGTATACAGAATACAACAATATTCTTGATAATGATGTAATAAAATTATTTGTCGGATCGCTTGGCTCGGATTCAATAACACAAAGACAAATTATATCTCAAAATTCAAATTATATTAGAACAGAGCATGTGCAACCAATAGGCGACAATCATTTTATTTCAACGTTATCTGCATGGTCTGGTGGGAATTTGGGATTTTATCCAGTAGGAAATATTACATCTACATCTGTACCAGATGGACTTAATACGGGGGATTTATTTAAGCGTTTAACAAAAGTAACTGGAACATTTGATGGCTGGGGAACATGGAAATGGTCAAGTGTAATTGATATGTTAAATACAATGGTAAATAGTTATGAAGTAAATAGATTTTCATATTATGAAATCGCATTTATTACAATGGACCATTTTATCAATGATACAACAGATCCAAAATATATTAAACCGATGTATAATTTTTGGGGTTATGATACTAATAGAGGAAAAATTAAATATTCCACGATGATATATCCAGATGATAATGGCATTAAAGCATCTTCCGTATCAGGCGATGTGAAAGGAACAGGAAATATACATACTGTAGTTGGTTCTGGTCAAACATTAGGTGTTAGTTGGTTAATTAATAATACAATTGCACAGCCCAATATTGGTTATTCTATAAGTCAAAAAATAATTAATGTATCAGATATTAGTGGAATATCACCATTATCGCCCCTTGATAATAATTTAAAAAACGGATTTCAATTATCTTTACAAAATATTAGTGAAATAATCGATATAACAAATTCAACATTATATGATCCAAAAGTTTTTCATATTGATAATGACATATTAAGCGGTTCAGATAATAGAATACCAGTACAAAGTTGTATTCATGATAATACATTTCCAATATTTGCATGGTCATCAGATAGTGCAAAATCGATTGCGATTGCTGGAAATGTAAGAAAAAGCCCAGCAGTTGCTGCAAATGTATCGGGAACGGGTGATCCCAATAAGCAAATTTCAGGAACAATAACAGATGTTGTCATATCAGATAATCGTTATCTTATATCTAATTTATACAATAATAAAACAACCAATAATATTCCGGGAGCAGATGTAGTTATTTTAATTGCAGAAAAAACAGCAACAAGATATAATATTTGGGAAATACCATACAGACAATATAATAAAGACACGATGGTATCGGGATCATCGTCAACAGTATTATATGAAGATTTTTATTCGAGAATTATAAGTGTTGATATTGCGGGTGCTGGTGCATATAGTTTAACAATTGGTGTTGATGGGCTTATATTTTGGTATCAAATTGATGTAACAGGGGGAAAAGTTAATATTATTTTGAAATGCGGTGGATATTTAAAAGGACCAATACCAACAAGTGGATTTAGTGGTTCGTGGGGTGTTTTGGGATTAAGTCAAACTATATGTAAATATACAGACACGACATTAAATGGAAAATATTATAAATCCATTTTTGATTTATCAAACAAAGACAAAATTCCAATGATATTAATTAATAATTTTGATTCATCCAATATTAAAAGTGAAAAATTTGCAGCAGGAAGTATGGTAATAAAAGATAATACATTTGCAGAATATTATAAAATTATTACTATTGGTCAAACAAGTACTCTCGACATCGGAACAACATATTTAACAATGTGGGAAGCAGTTGTTACAACCGATATAGCAGTTCAGGAATTATATGCTATTGCGGCAAATAAAATATTTATTCCAAGATATAATCGTCCAAATGCACAAGTTCAAGATCTTCATACATATCATTATGTTAGTTCATCTATTATGACTGCATTAAATTATACACGAATAGGAAATAAATATAAAATATATGGAGTATTGTATGATTTGAATACATCACCATTTAAATCGGTATTACAAACATTATGTGAATTTAGTTTTGATACGAATAAAAAAGAAAAATTAAATTGGTATAATCATATAAATGATCCATCTGTAATAACTTGGAATAAAGCACAAAAAAGAATAAATAAAATTACAATTGATTCAAAAAATAATTTATATACAAATAGTAGACCAAATAAAACAGACGAAATATTAAGTATATTTGATTGTGATAACGGGCCGATAAATGGCGGAAATTATAATCCATCTTATACAAAATATATCCAAAACGACCCAGAAGGGGGAACAAATGAATTAACAAAAATCGAATTATTTGATTCATTTTCGGGATGCACTACAAATAAAAATAGATTAAATAATCCGACATGGGATTCAAATAATAAACGTTTACCAAATGTAACAATTTCAGATATGAAACATCAACTATTACAAACTAAAAATACTTCAATTAATTCTGTAACTATTACAAAAATAACGGGTTCCGGATATAATTCGCTTGTTAATATTATGCCTAATTCGGCAGGAGGTAAAGATAGTTTTACCCAAGGATTAAATGTTATGTATAGCGATGGATCAAATATAAAAATTCATCGATTGAATAGTTACAGAGGCGATTCCGACGATAAATCAATTGCATTTACGGATTCCGCTTCCGGTCCTAAAAAAATAACAAAATGCAGATTAACAAATACATTTATTATTAATACACCTGGAAATCAAAATAATTCGTATAATGAGAATAATGCTTCTTATATTATGTATTATGTAAATAATAATGAATTATTATTAGTTAAACAAAATTCAATGACTAAACACAATATCCAACTAACCAGTATATCGCATACAAAATATATGGAACCAACAATAATTGGTTCTTTAAATATATCAAATATAGGAACAACTAACTATCAATCAATTGAAACTCCAATAACATTTAATAATTCCCGTAAAAGTATACTCGCAATTGGTTGGAATGAAACAAAAAAAATAACGGATTTAGATCTATCGTCCGGTAAGTATATATCAAATCCAATGTCAATTGTTAGGAAACAATCAAAAACAGGAAATACAATCTCACAAATAACAACGATGTTTACAATTATTAATACATCGGGTGATAATAAACTACAATTATCAACAGTTAAATTATCGAGAGATATAACAGATAATTCAAGTACAATTTGCAATATTTCCGTTTTAAGAAATCATTTTTTTGATATGAGTAATTTTAAAACGGACACCAATATGACATTCGGGTACGCAAATATTAATTTTGTACCATATTATACCAGGAGACGTACGGATACTATTGGATATCAACAAGAAGCAGTTGCCCACAATTATGGTTATACACTTGTTTCATCAATTAATGGTAATTTAAGAATGATTCAAAATAATGATGATTTTCTATATGGCATAACAACAGATCTTTCTATTTTACATACATTAGATTTACCAACAGATACAACTGGTGATTATTCATTATCAATGTATAAAAATTATACTAAGAATGTTCCAACTGCAATAATAGATTCTAAATTTAAATATAAAGGATGGCAATATAATAAACCAATAGTTGGATTCGACAGTATATATATTAATTGTTCCAGCGAAGAAGTAATGCTTATTTGGATTATCGACATCTTCACATTGACAGTAAAATATTGTATTCAATGTAATATAAAATCTTATTTTTGTGATATTAAAATTGATAATTATGGTAGATTACATATTTTATCAGATGCCGATGGTTCATATTACTGTATTGATCCAGAGGCATTCAAGCCAGGTAATTTTTCTGGACAAAAACAAGAATTTGGTAAAACAAGATGGAATCATTCTCCAAATGATTATAGTAAAATTAATACACCAATGGATTGGTTATATCAAAATATAAATATTGATGATTTTTTCGATGAATCAAAGGGTGGTGGAATTAATAGGGGGGGTGTTGTAAAAATGAAAAATAGTTCAGTTGGTTCGAATTTAAGTATTATTGATCAAGATATAACTCTTAATGATAGTGATAATATTTATCATATTCATATTGATACTAAAAAAGATGGAAAAAGGCCATGTGTGAATGCCGTTAATAATGGAAATTGTTTTTATTATCCATTTATTGGAGTGTAAAGAATAAATCTTAAAGATTAATAAATAATTTAATTATATGGAAAATATAACTAAATTAGGAAATAATATTTGGTACACACTCCATTATATTGTATACAATAATAATCAACCGGAACTATTTTTAAAATTATTTGGAATTATTTTTAATTGTCCCGCTTGTCAAGACGATTATCTAAGAAGTATTGAAGATATTGATAATAATTTTAATGAATGGTTATATGATTATCATAATCAAATTAATATTAAATTAAATAAAAAATGTTTTGAATATGAAAAAATAAATCAATATAATTGTGAACCAGAATACATTAAAATTATAAATTGTTTACAGTGTTTATCTATTAATTTAGATAATAGTATAACAACAAAATTAAAATTTAGAACATTTTTAAAAGAAGTATACAAGTTAAAACCATTTTCATTTAATGATTCAGAAATCAATAAAGTAATTGCGGGTAAAAATATGGGGATTAATAAACTAAGATATTTATTTACTTAATTTTATTCCAAATAAAATAAACTAAATTATCATAATTTCTAATTCCATCAAATTTAATAACAGACCCGGTTTTCGTAACATACTTTATTGTCGGATATTTAGATATATTAAATATTTTTAATAATTTACCATTATCTTTATCAATATCTTCTACATTAACAGCTGCAATTACAAATTGATTTTTAAATGTACATGCAAGGTTTTCCCACATATCTTTCATATTTTTACAGTGTTTACACCAAGGAGCATAAAATGTTATTAATCCATTCATTTTTTTAAAATCTTTATGATTTACTTTTTTATTATCAAAATTATATTTGTACAATTCTATTACGGATGTGTTACTATAAATACTTTCGTTATCCATCTAATAATTAACATGGAGAAATTTTTATATATTATTATATTATAAATGGACTTATTAATATCATTATTTTTGGCAACTCTTATTATTTATTTTAGAAATAATAAAAAAATGGGACAAAAACAACTCGCCCATGTGGTTGGCTTAACAATTGTTGTTTATATTGGGTTAAGACTGGTTAGAAAAGTATGTAATTTACATGAAAATTTTGATACCAAAGAAGTAAAACCAGGGGCTAACCATGAGGTAAAACCAGAGGCTAATCATGAAGTTAAAAAAAAAAGTTATCATTGTGGTAAATGTCAAACTTTACATGATCAAAAAAATGATCTTTATATTCCACACAGAGCATTGGTGTCAAAAGCAACAACAGAAGAGGAAAGAAACCAATCCAGAGACAAAAGATTAGAAGAAAGACAGAATTTAGAAGAAAAAAATAAAGCAAATAATCTTAAAATTAATCCAAAAGCATTAACTGCTATGAGAGAACATAATAGTAAAGGAGCATCAAGACAATTAACAACTGGATTAGAAAAAGAAGACGGTGAAACAAATGTAAATATCAATGTTTCTTATAATATTTCTGAAAATATTTTGGCAGAAGTTCAAAATCTTAAAAAATCTGTTTCTGCATTTATGGCCAAAGAACCCGTTCAAGATCATGTACAATCTCTGGAACATAATGATGAAGTAACACCAGAAGAAAATGATTATCTACAGGGAGCCGTTAATACAAAAATGTTTAAACATATGGAAGCAACAAAAAATGCTGGACGAGCACACAGTGCTGGACGAGCACACAAATTATCTGCCGCTGAAACCAGAAATTTAGTTAAGGGTGTCAAGAATCCCGATGCAGAAGAAAAACAATCTCATTTACCCGGATATTCATATGTTCACCACAAATTATGGTCGAGTACAAATAAACCACCAAAAAAATTTAAAGTACCTATTAGCAATGAAAGAGACCGTCATATTTCTGGAAAAGTTGCACCTAAATCGAATGGTCAATTTTTTGAGTTATAAAAATAATATAATATAGTATAATATATTATAATGCAGCAATATCTTGGTTTATTATTTTTGGTTTTAATAGGATTGGTAGCATATTTTAATCACAGAAATCCTAAAATGATGTCCATATATTCATCTTTATTACTTTTAATTTATTTAGTTTACTACAAAACACAAGTTGAAATGTTTAATTCTTCATTAGATATATTTTACGATACTGTAAAGAATGTCAGACCGGAAGCAGAAAATGATAAAACAGCCAATTTATCAAATTCTGGTTCAAACAACGGATTTAGTACTATATTCTCTGGGATGCAATCATTATTTTTTAATGGAAACAAAATTAAAACACATCCAATTTCATCATGCTATACTAAAATTTTAAAAGCGATTGGACTTGACAATTATTCAACTTATTATATTTCTAATAATGATCAAAATATGGATATTGATTATGATACTAAGAGAATTTATATGAGTTCAAACAAAATGCCCAATATTAAAACACCTGATAATAAAGGACAATCATATCCGACTTTTATTAAAAATGATCCACAAAAATGGATTATTAAATATATTAATAGGTCCATTGTTAAAAATGGTGCAAATGGAATACCAATATGCTCGATTAATATTCAATCAAAAAGCGATCATGTAGAAATACCCACATATTATTTGGAATATAATGGTAATAAAATTCAACCATCTTTATATAAAGGTGGAAATAACCAGAGATTTTTTATTGAAAAATCACTTGATAATTCTGGATTCATGATTAAAACAAATGATAATAAATATTTAGCAAGAATTTCTGAAAAATATATTGATGGCAATGATTATGTTGGACTAAAAGAAAAAAATATGTGCGATGATTCGTGTATATGGATTTTTAATGGGGTTGATAAAGCAGTATGTAAAAAACACAATGAATCAGCATTGAATGATGAATCATGTTGTTCTCAATATGTATTAAATAAAGGAAAATGTATTTTACCAGGCGAATTAAATAAAATTGGACGTTTTGCAAAATATTATGATTCACCAACAAATATTTTTAATACAAGAATTGCAAATGTAACTAAAAATCAAAAGAATCATCTAGGGAAAGGAGGGTGGTTGGACTCTTATAATGATGTTTGGAATGGTTTTTATTCTAATTTTTTAACAACATCAAAACAATATGATGAAAATCATGCAATCAAAATAAATATTAATACAGATAACAAAATTGGAAGAGCAAATGGAACTATAATTACATCTATTAAACAAGGAGGAACCCCAACAAAATTTACTGTCGAAAGTTTAGGAAGTGATATATTATATGGTTCTGACGGAAAAGGAAATAGAATTATAGCAGAAATGATGCCATATGATCAAATTAAAAACTTATTTAAAATTAAATTAAGTGAGTTTGGTGTTGGAAATATTGACGGGGTTAAAGATTTAATGAATACGGTATTAGTTAAATTTTTGGTATTTTCAAAAACAAATGTTATTAATATTGGTTCGAGTAATTTTGATAACCTTGATGTAAAGTCATTTAAAATGACAAATGATAATCTAAAAAACAATTTGGTATCTGTTTATGAAATTATAAATACCATGAATAAACAATAAATATTTAATATAAAAAATATATCAAATATATAATATATGAAGTTAAATAAAAATCATAAATTGATTTTGGTATCTTCTGGAATGATATTATTAGTTTTGTTAAGTTATTACTACAATTGGGGTTATTTTAATAAAAAGGTTGAAACATTTAATATAAAAGAAGTGCCAAAAGAATATAAATTATTCATGCTATTAACAACCCGTTTAACTGAATCATATGGACCAGATAGCAAAACATGGTATGATTTATCTAATAATGAAAATGATTTAAAATGGAAATCATCACCACCAAATAAATCGGGTAATATGGTTGTTACAACACAAAAAGGACATTTAAAAACAAGTTCTAAACCAAATCATAAAGATTTTTCGATTTTTGTTGAATGTAAAACCATTCGTTCAGAAAATATGAATTATAGTAATATATTATTTATACCTGGTAATGAGAGGGATGGATTGCAATTTAAATTAGATAATGAATATGGTAAAATTCATTTAACAATAGCAGACCATAAGATCAAACTTGATAAGAAGATTATGACAAATGATATGAATATGTATACAATTGTGAAGGACAAAGATTTGATTATGATTTATGTAAATGGAAATTTATTAGAGAAAACAAAACTAAAAAAGAAAATTTATTTTAGCGAAGACCCAATTATAATTAATAAATCAGAAAATAGTAAATTTGAATTAGCAACTGTTGCAATTTATAATAACTCAATGAATTTGTCAGAAGTTTCAACAATATCTTCGTATTTGAAAAATCTTAAGCCGTCAAAACCCCTGCCTGTGCCGGGTTCAGATAGTAAATGTATGTCATTATGTCAGGATGAATGTTCAAATTCCGGAAATTACAAAGATTGTTATGAAACATGTGCTTATAGAATTCCAGAATGTAAAAAATTTTGTAAAAAGAATCCTACAGTACCTATATGTAATACTAAATGTAAAAACTATGATAAATGTCCAACGGCGTATATAAGAGATGGTTCTTATTATGTATATGTTGTTAAAGATAGTATTTATGCCGATGAACTTGGAAGATATGGTGAAATTTCTTATGGAAGAGATAGGGCAAATGCAAAAGAAATATTTTCGATGAATTTTCCCGATTGTAAAATCCCAGAAATATTAGATGAATATTCACCGAATCCAACAAATGGTAGTTGTCCATTCGTTATCAAACACCATAATCCTTGTCGATCAAAAAATTGTAGGGATGTTGATTGGAATTCCAATCCATTAAAAGCAGATATTGATAAAAAATGCAAGAAAAATATAGCGAGTTATTGCGAAGAAAATTATGGAAAAGACGAGGCATGCTATTGCTGGAAACCAAAATATCAGGATGATAGATATTGTTCCAAATTTAGAAGGCATTTTGATGATCAAAATTGCTCGCCATCCCAATTCAATATTGATGAGCATCCTGATTTTTACAAATACATTAAAAAAGATGATATTCCGTGTTGGAATTGTAATATACCAACTAAAAAACCTAAAAAATAATTTATAGACTTATAATATATAAATTATGTTTCATATCAGAATGTCGCATGTAATACTCACTTTTGTACTTATAATAGTACTTATATGTGCGTGCAGAGAACAAATATTTGAGGCTTTTAAAGTGTCATCAACCGAAGAAGTTACAGAAGGTTCGAGTTCATTATATGATTGGGGATTTCATCCAATTAAAGAAATTAAAGACAAGGTTGCAAAACCACACCATCCTCATCACGAACATCGTTCTAGACATCATGGGCATCGTCATAAAAGAGGCGAAAAATGTGTTGATGAAGATGAGGATCCAAAATATTGTTATGATTGTGATATTACAACTAATAAAGATATTGATAGGTATGTATTGAAAAGTAGTATACCTCCTTGTCCAGATATGAGTGAATATGCAAAAAAATCACAAATCCCACCCAATATTGATTTAAAAAGATACATATTAAAATCTGAAATTCCATCATGCGATTGTCCTAATATTAAAAATTATATAAAAAAATCAGAAGTACCTCCTTGTCCTAATGTACCACTTTGTCCAAAATGTCCAATATGTCCAGTTTGTCCACAAATAGACGGAAATTATATTAGTATGGCAGAAGTTAAGAGAGATTACGTAAAGAAATCTCACGTTGAAAAATATTGTAAAAAAGTTGCAAAAAATATGACTAATTCTAATGGTTCATTCTTTGATAATGTTTTTGGAAAAGATAGTAATGATAGTAATAGTGGAATCAAAAGAGGATGTCAAAATTATAATAAATATGCAGTTGCCAAAAAAGCACCAAGACCATTTAATCCCGGTCTGTTAAACCGGATTTATTAATCAAATGCAAAATTTTAACAATAGAAATTAGGTTTATTCATATTAAATATATATAAAATAATAGTTATTATTATTATATATTATGCCAGGAGGATTAATGCAATTAGTTGCTTATGGTTCACAAGATTTATATCTCACTGGAAATCCGCAAATGACATTTTTTAAAGCAATTTATAGAAGATATACTAATTTCGCAACAGAATATATAAGATTGGATTTTGAAACATTGCCGACATTTTCAACAACATTGCCAACACAGGCGCGTGTTAAAGTGCCAAGACATGCAGAATTGGTACATGATTGTCATTTTGTTATTGATATGCCAAGAATTTTTGGTGAATATGTTTCGGGGTTTAAATGGGTTGATAATTTAGGATTCAATTTTATAGATAGTGTTAGCTTGACTATTGCCGGCGCACAAATTGATAAACATTATGGAAAATGGTTAATTATTTGGAATGAATTAACGTTATTAGATGAGAAAAAAAGAAATTTATATGAAATGATAAGCATGGATCATTTGCCAGTACCCGACGAACATTTACTAAATCCATATGAAAAATTAAATGATCCGAAAACAAAAGGATTACTTTATAGTAAAAAAAGATTAAGAATTCCCATGTTCTTTTGGTTTTGCACAAATCCCGGATTGGCATTGCCATTAGTATCACTTCAATACAATGAGGTATATATAAATTTTGAATTTGTTCCATTAAATGATTTATTTACTGTTTCTCCATTTAATTTTACACCAAAATATTATTTTTCTGGTAATGGGAGGGAAAATATTCAAGAATATGACAATTTTATAGCATCAATATCAGGCCATCCGGATGTAGCCAATATAAAATATTATGATTCACTTAATAATGCTGGTTATACTCCGACATCATTATTATATTATTTTTTATCTGAACAGGGAGGAGGGAATTTATTGCAATGGATTCCAAATCCACATATGGAATCAAATTATATTTATTTAGATGATGATGAAAGAAAACTTTTTGCCAAATA